ATTAACTGATTCGTCAGATGATTTAGATGTATCAGGTTGTACAGTAGTAGAATGTACACCAAGTGGTACTGATAGACTTGGAGGATTAACAGGTGGTGTACAAGGACAAATTTTATATATATTAAAAGTAGATTCAGGATTTGGAAGAATAATTATTGAACATAACGAAGGAACAGGTAATCAAGATATATTTTTAAGTGGTGGTAGTGATGTTCAACTTTCTACAAGAGGTGGAATGGCATTATATTGTAATGGCACTTCTTGGTTTGCATTAGATAAATAGGAGAATAAATGGAACTCAAAGAAAAACTAGAACAATTAACTAAACAAAAAGACCAACTAGAAGTTGCACTACTAAAAACATTAGGTGCTATGGAAATGGTACAATCATTGATTGCTGAAAATGAAAAGCCAAAAGAAAAAAAGGATAAATAATGGGAAGTTTAGCAGGTAAAAGTTTAGCAAATACATATAAAAGTTTATTAAAAGTAGCAGATGAAACAAATGGTGTTACTACTACTCCATCAATTATTGAAGATGGTGAAGGGTCTGCAACTTGTTTAGATGTTAGTGCTAATAAATTTAGAGTAAAACCTAATAGTGATAATAATGAAGGGTTTGCAGTTAAAAAATCAGCAGGTAACAATATATTTACAGTAGATACTTCAAACGATTTAGTCAAAGTAGGAACATCACAAGTAAGTGCTACTACACAGTTATTTCAATTTGACGCTTTTAGATTAGTACCTACATCGGCAGGTACACACATGTTTGTTCCACAAGGAGTATCGGAATTTGCAGGACATTATCCTGAAGTAGCAAATGGTACAGGAACAAACCCTGATACTTCAGTAGATAAAACAAGTGATACTGATTATACTACTAACTTTTTATTTCCTGCTATGTTCAATATGACCATAGATGCAGTAAAAGTTTTAATTTCAACTGATACAGTAACTGATACAGTGTGCAATGTTCACTTAATGAGTTATGATATGGTTAATGATGGAACATCAAATGATGGAAATTTATCAAATGGAACAGTATTAGCAGATGGACAAGCAACATCAGTTAATAGAAGTGTAGTTAAAACAATAGATTGCACAATACAAAGTTCAAGTGTAACAAGTAATAAAGTTATTGCTTGTTTTGTAGAAAATGAAACAAATACAGACGATATTAATATTAAGGTATTAGTCAAATACCATATAGCATAGGAGAAGAAATGGCGAATTATACAGCAAACTTAACATTAGATACAAGTAAAGGGGACAAGATAACTTCTTCTAAGCTTGGTAATTATACAGAAACAATAACAGTAAGGCAAGATATAGACGGGCAAGATGCTTATACAATTTTAATTGACTCAGAAAAAGACGCGGCAGGAGCTCTTGGTGTAGGAAAAACAAGAACATCTTTAAATGACGCAAAAATGCTTATTATTAGAAATACAGGTAATGCTGCTGCAGAAATTATGTTTTTATTAGATAAGTGGACTGCAGGAACGCCTGATACGCACGCTTCAGATGAGCAAACAAGCCACATTATAACACCCGGAGATTTTATGGTTATGCCTAATCTAAGAATGTTAGGTTATAGCGTAAGTAATTCAGCGGCAGGGTATGGAACAGTGGCAAACAATCAATTAAGAGGTGATAGCTCAATGGTTGTCTACTCAAATGCTACATTGGGAGAAAAAGTAGAAGATACTCTTACAGATTTTGATGTAAGTGATTCAGACTATTTTAAAGTTGGAGATATAATTCAAATAGGAATCGATGATACAACCGCAACTAGAATTGAGTGTATGCGTGTAACTGCTATTGATGGAGCAAACCTAACTGTTGAAAGAGGTTTATTTGGAACATCTATAGCAGATGGCGATTCTCAAACAAATGCTACTAATGGAGCTGTAAGTGGAGCAAGAGTTTATTATCCTATATTTAATCAATATTTTGATTATGATACATTTAGTAAAACACAAACAGGCAAAAACGGAAAGTTTAAATGTACAAACTTTTTTGGTTATGGTAGAAGAGCAGACAATGTAGCTGATGGAATAACTCCGGGCAGTGTTGCTATTAAATTTTATACACAACCAACACAAAGTTTAGGACTTAGTGATATTAGCTCTAATACTCACACAGGGCTTTCAGCGTCTACTACATACTATTTTAAAGTTGCATTAGATGGTGGAACTGCCGATGAGATAAGTTTTGCTACAGACGCTACAAACCTTAACTTTGGTGGAGCTAATGGTGTTTTAGAAAAAATACAAGGCCAATTAGACGCTAACTTTTACAATGCGTCAAAAAATATGTATAGCAAAAAAGTTACAGTTTCTATTGAAAATGGTGACGTAGTATTTAGGTATCACGCTAGGCTAAAAGCTAGCACTATAGCTATTACAGCAGGAACGTCAGGTACAGCAGGTACAGACGAGTTTTTTGATGGAACTAATACAATAGGTAGATTCCCTGCTAATATTAGAGGGGCTGTAGCCACAAGGTTACCTGATGATTTATTGTATGATGATAAAAGTTATGCTACTATGCCTAATGTTGATAACTTTATGTATGACAATGGTAATGGTCAATTAATAATGAATCAACAAACAGTTGGGACTATAAATTATGAAACAGGGGCTGTTGATTTTACAGGGCCTGCTAACGCTCAGTTTGTAGTTACAGTTAATTACGGTTCTGCTCATAGTGGTGGTAACGAAATTAATGAAAGTAATAACAGGGCTAATTGTATTAAACAAATACAAGCAAGAAGTTTAAATACAAAAATAACAACTAGTATAGAAGTGATAGGGATAAAATAAGGAGACGAAATGCCGGCATATATGTATAAGAACAAAAACAAAAAGAAAAAAATGAAGAAGACTAAACGTAGAAAGAAGAAGTGAAATGGCTAAATATAGAGGAAGGTCAGTTAGACTTGGAAAACCTAGAAGAATAACAAAAGGTCGTCCCGGTTATGGAAGAAAAAAGTTTGAAGTCTTTGTTAAATCGGGCAGTAAAGTAAAAAGAGTTGCTTTTGGTGACCCTAATATGAAAATTAAAAAGAACCAACCGGGCAGAAGAAAGTCGTTCAGAGCTAGACATAGATGCGCCACAGCTAAAGATAGAACAACTGCAAGGTATTGGTCTTGTAAGATGTGGTAAAAAATGCCTAGAAAAAAACGTAGAAAAAGTACAGTAAACAAAGCAGGCAATTATACTAAACCTACTTTACGTAAAAGATTATTTTACAGAATTAAAGCAGGAAGTAAAGGCGGGCCTCGTGGTGTATGGAGTGCTCGTAAGGCGCAAATGCTTGCTCGTGCTTACAAAAAAGCGGGTGGAGGATATAGATAATGGCTTTAAAAAAATCACAGAAATCTTTAAAGAAGTGGACTTCTCAAAAATGGGGCTACGTAAACCCTAAAGACAAAAAGAAGCCTAAATCTAAACGTGGTAGGTATCTTCCTAAGTCTGTTAGAGACAGTCTTACACCTTCACAAAAAGCATATGAAAATAGAAAAAAACGTAGAGCTACTAAAGCAGGTAAGACAAGAGCTAGATACTCTAAGTCTGTTAGAAGAAAGATGAGAGGTAAGTAATGGCAGCACCAATATATTGTACACACAAGGAATTAAAAAGAGTATTTCCACAAATTGATAGTTTTGATACTAAAAAAGCAATTTATGGTTGGACAGAAGTTACAAGCAATAAGTATGCAGCACATAATAGTGGTTTAGTAAGTCAATTATTTGCTAATGGCGAAGACTTAGGGCCTGCTCAATCTGCACATACTGATTTAAATGTTGAAGGTGAATGGTTTTATAATTCTGCTGAAGATGTGCTATATTATTATTCTGCTACTAATCCTCTTGACAAATTAATGGAGGCAGGTGAAGAATTTACTGCTATGGTTACACAGTTTAGAACTGATGCAAGTAGATACTTAGATAGTATGTTAGACCCTAATATGCCAAAAGAAGCTTGGAAAGACAAGAATGGTAACTACGACTATTTAATTATTAGAACAACAGCACTTATTGCTGCTAATTTTATGATTAAAACACAAGACCCTAATAGTGAACTTGCTAATGCATTAATGGAAGAGGCTATGTTAAACATAAATAACATAAATCAAGGTAAAGCCGCTTTAAGTTGGCAAGTTACTAGAGACTCTTCACAAGGTGTAATTAGAGACGTAACTTATGATACTGCAGGTAAAATTAGACCTGTAGACACTAGAGGGGAATGGACAGGAAGCTATGACTTAGTTAAAATTAAAATAACTAATGCCGGAGCTTTAGGAGCTGCAACATACTCAGTTTGGGTTAAAGATTCTGAAAAACTAAAAAATAACAAAGTTGTAACCGATGAGGTAATAACAGGAGACTACCAATTAATGGTTGGAGGTTTAGAAATTAGGTTTGCAGGGGCTGATGATAGTGCAGTAGCTGTTTTAGATGATGAGTGGGAATTAGAAGTTTTTGGTGTTTATGAAGAAGTAGATGCTTCTAGTGGAAAGTCTATTAAAATGACTAGAACTAGGAAACACGGGAGGTTATACTACTAATGCCTATAACTTTTACTAACAACTTTAAGAATATTCTTGATAAATTAAGGGGTATACTTAGAACAGAATTTAAAGGGTCTTTGCCTGTTTATATAGGCAGAAACGACAAAATAGAAGGTAGTCAATATTTACGACTAGAGCCAATAGGTAATGAATTGATTGAATACAATACTCTTGGCGAGATTAGAGAGTTCGAAATAAATATGATATACTTTTTTGCTGACCCTAACGTGAACAAAACATCAACTGATTATGTTTTGAGAATGTTATCTAGAATTGAAGCATTGATACACGACAATCTTACTATGGGCTTAGCGGATAGTTCGAGATGTTTTAATTGTCGTATAGAGAATACAACTCTAAATGCTTTAGACCAAGAAAACGAATATGTTGTCAATTTTTTATGGAAGGGACAACATCAAGGCAATTTATCATAACAAGGAGATAATGATGAAAGTAAAGTTGAAAAATGAGCCTGTAAGAATTTCCGGAACAGATGTTGTTGATGGTAAATTCGCCGGTATTGACCTAGAGGCTTGGAAAAAACTAAATCGTGGCGATACGATTGAATTAAACAATGTACCAAAAGATGCTGAACAGTATGTAGTGTCATTAGGTACAACAACAAACACAAAAATAGAAAATAAGGGAAGCTCCCTTAAAGGAGGAAAATAATGTCTACAATAAATCAAAGCGCTTTTTCTCCCAAAGAATTTCAATTTCTTATAGGGGGACAATCAGCTTACGGAACTCAACTATTAAATGCTCTATATGCAGTTGATGTTGATTCTGTAGGATTCCCTAGTTTTGGGACAAACGCAGTAATGGATGTAAGAGCAGGTGGAAGAGTTTTAAGAGCTGATGACTTTTTTCAAACTCAAAACGCTCAAATAACAGAGATTTCTGTATCAGGAACAGCAAAAGTCGCAGTAATGGACTTATTGCTTAAAAACATAACAGATGACAGTGCTGCGCCATATAATATCACTGCAGGTTATGTGCCTACTGCTTTAGGTACAGGTTCAACACCTACTTTGTCTGATATGAAATTATTCACAATAGTAATTACAAGTCCTGTAAATAATTCAGACATGGTATTTAAAGATTGTGTGGTAACATCTTTAAACTTAACAGGTGATGCTAATGCTGAAGGTGGTAGAGTTAAATTTTCTGCTACATTCAAAACAGGAAGTAAACCTGTAAGTCTATCATTAACTTCTGAATCTGTTGATACAGCTATAGGAACAAATGATATATTTATGTCAACTTGGGGTGATTCTGACAAAAGAATGATTGCAGGAGTTAATCACGTGTTGGTTAACACATTTTCACTAACATTAGAAAATGATGCATATTTCCAAGGTATTGATAGTAATGGTAATCACGAAATGATAGGAAGGGCACCTGAATTTTCTGTTACTTGCGATTTTAACGTCAAGTATGATAGTATTACAGAACCTTTCATTAACACATTTCAAACACAAACAGGTGATAGTGGAAGAACAAAAATGGCGTCTACAGATAATGTAGCAAGCAACTCATTTGGATTTGATATGCCAAAGAGTATATTTACAAACGTTGCTTTTGCTGAAGGTGATACAATGGCTTTAGATTTATCAATGAAAGCAGTTGCAAGTAACACTTCTACAGACGACTTTTTTATAATAGGAATACCACCTGAAGTATAACAAATAGGAGAACATAGTAATGGAAATCAAACTCAAATCAGGTAGAAAATTAAAGTTGAAAGATGTTTCTATTGACGAGAGAGATGAAATGTTGGATGCGATAGAGTATGAATGGGACGCGGACGGAAACCCTCTTAAGGTTAAAAGAATGAACTCAACTATAACTAAATGGTTAAGATTAGGTCTAGAAGGTGACGTTTCTGACGAATTTATCAAAAAATTAACTTTTGATGAAAGAGTCGAAGCATTTACTTTAATGCAATCTGAGATTATTATGGGGGAAGAGACGCCCTCAGACTCAAAATAGCTGTATTAGCTGACGAGTGTGAGGGTTGTAAATACCATAATTTTCCATACGAAGCTTATCCTCCCATAGCTAAATATGGAAAAATGGTCTTCAAAAATAAAGAAGACGTTTGGAGCATAATAGACAAACTATTGGAAGAGGTTAGAAATCATAACCTAAATGGGCACGATTTTGACGAAGCCTCTTCTATAGTTAGTCAGTTAAATTTCTTTTGTTGTCCTAATTGTATTATTAGAAAGCAAGACAAGAGAGATATACAAAGGTTTATTTATTGTCAAGAAGCCAATATACCCGCATATCCGGGAGATTATACGCAACACCCTGCAAGATGGGTAGATAGATTTTTTATTATAAATCACGCAATGAAGAAGAAAATACAGATAAAGGTAGATAAAGAGAAGAAGGTGATTAGCAATGGCAAATAAAGTATTAGTAGAATTTGAAGGAAAAGGCACCCCCAAGTTAATAAATGGCTTAAGACAAGTAGCAAATGCAGGAGCAAAAGTAACTGCAACTACAAAAAAGGCTGCTAAAGCAACAGGTGATTTAGCTAAGGCCAACCAAGAAGCGCAACAAGGACTTTTTGGTCTTATAAGGGGTATGAGAAATTTAGGTGATTCCTCTAGTGGAACCGCTATGAAACTCTCTGTTGTACGTTCTAGATTACTTATTTATACGTTTGCTATAGGCGGTGCTGTTCGTGTTGTTAATACATTTTTAAGAGCTGCCGGAGACTTAGAAGAACAACAAAACAAAATGGATGTTGTTTTTGGCGCTAGCGCTACTATGATACGTAATTGGTCTGAAGGCTTTGCTGACGCTACAGGCAGAAGTGCTACAGAATTACAATCTTTTGCTTCATCTGTACAAGATATTTTAGTTCCTATTGGCATTTTCCGTAATGACGCGGCTATGCTTTCTAAACAAATAACAGAATTAGCAGTAGATGTAGCCTCTTTTAACAATAGGTTAGAACCTGATGTAATGAGAGACTTTAACTCTGCTCTTGTAGGCAATCACGAAACAGTACGAAAATATGGTATTGTAATATCAGAAGCTAGAATGAAACTTGTTGCCTATCGTACAGGTATCACACAAGTTGGCCAAGCTCTTAGTGACCAAGAAAAAATACAAGCAAGATTGGCTATCATACAAAACGATTCGTCAGATGCTATTGGTGACGCTATACTTACTCAAGGTTCATATGTAAACTCTCTTAAAAGATTTCAATCAGAAGTAAAAACATTAACAGAAATTATTGGTAATATGTTATTACCTTCTGTTACAGGTTTGTTAAGAGCGGGTTCTGCTATGATAGGCGTGTTTACTCCGGGTGAAATAAGAGTATTTACAACTGCTATAATGTTTATGACGGCTAAACTGTTATTAGCTAGAGCAGGAATTGACGCAACAACACTTTCAGTTAAAGGTTTAAAAGCTGCCTTAACTCTTGGTGCCGGCAGTCTTGGTAAAATTGCTATGGCATTAGCAAAATTAGTCGGAGCATTTGCCGCTTTTAAAACATTAGGAAAATTATTTGATGTAGACAACTCAAGATTAGGTGTTACAGAAGAAAAATTAGCAAATATTACCCAAAAAGCTAAAGAAGGATTTGACGCTTGGCAAAAAGGTATTGGCGGCAAAACTGAAATGGAACTAAATAAAGAGCTTGAGGAAGGTGAAAATAGACTAAAAACATTAAGAGATGAACTTAAAAATTTAAAATCTGATTTAGAAGCTGCAAAAGGGCCCGCTTTTGAAAGAACAGCGTTTCTTGGTTTACTTCAAACATCTGAACAAGGAGGAGCTGCAGTATTAGGTAGTTTATTAAATGTATTTAGTGATTATGAAGAGGAAATAGCTAAAAGCCTATCTGTTCCTATGGAGGTTGGCGAATCATTTACTGATTATGTCGATAGAGTAGAGGACGCTATATTAAAAGTAGGCACTACATTAGATATACAAAAACAAAAACAAGCTGAAGTTGGCAAAATATTAGATGATATAAACAAGAAGTCAGTAGACTTTGCAAAAGGTATATCTAAATTAGAAAATGAGTTAAAAAAGCTTGGTTTAACAACTGATAGAGATAAGATGGCATTTCAAGCTTTAGGGCTAACTTTTGATGAAATGAACTCTAAACAACTTGTTTATGCTAAAGTTATAGATAAGATAATTCAAAAACAAGGGCAGTTAAAAGCTGCAGATATAGTTTCTAATTTAAGAAATGAATTAGCAGTACTACAAGAAAAAGACCCTGTAGAACAAAGAATATTAAAAATTAAAAAAGAACTTGGTGACGCATACGGTAAAGAATCTAAAGTAATTGAGGTATTAGTCAAACTATTAGACCAAGAAACAAAGCTTAAAGACAAACTAGAACAAAGAGACAATAAAAGAGATAGACTTCTTAATAAATCTATTAACTTTAAACGTCAACTGATTATTGAAGATATTAAGTTTGTAAAAAATAATAAAGAGTTATTTACATCAACTAAACAATACAACCAAATATTGGTTAGTTTAAATAATGATTTAGAAAAAACTGTTGATGTAGATACTAGACTAAACGGTTTGTTAGGTTTGTCAATAGGTCATCAAAAAGAATTAGTTCAATCAAATATAGACTATATAAACAGTTTAAACGCAGAACAAATATCCGCAGGTAAAAAAGAAGAGATACTTGGCAATTTAAACAAACAAATGAAAGAGCTTAACAAACAGCAATCAGGCGCTGTTGATTTTACATTAGAGCTTTCTCAAACGACAGCAGGTCAAAACAAAATACTGCAACAAAAATTAACTTGGGCAAAACAAGAAATAGCCTTAGGAAATACATCTAATGAAATATTGCAATTTAGAGCGCAAGTTTTATCAGATATAAACAAATTAGAAAACGAAAGTATTTTAGCGTCTATATCTTTAACTACAGCTAGACAAAATTACAATTTAGCAGCGAGTGGTGGCGCAACAAATCAACAAAAACTTAATATTTTACAAGACCAAGAAGCGCAGATTCTTAGAATACAAACTACAAATACTGAGGAACAAATACAAAAACTTAACAATTTAGCACGAATTAGAAGTCAAATTAACTCACTACTTGGTACCAATGAATCTTTGTTTAACCAATCAGCGCTTAGTACAGAAAGACTTAAATTAGCAACCGATGACGGTAACTTATCTGCTAAAGATAAATTAAAATTGCTTGCTATGGAAAAAAAGCAGGTTGAAGACAGTCTTGTATATCAAGGTGACCAAGTAAGTCAAAAAATTAAATTAAATGCACTAAATTTAAAAGAGCTTCAACTTAAAAAAGCTTTATCAAAAGAAGAGCTTGATAGAGCTAATATGCAAGACAGATTTAATGTACTAAGTCAAACATATGGCCAAACTCAACAAGATATAATGGCAAATTTTGAAAATATGACACGTTTTGAAATGGCTGCTATGGATTTGGCTATAGAAAAAGAAGTTATAGAAAATCGTAAGTTACAACTACAAAAAGATTTTAATAATGGGTTAATAGATGAGATAACATTTAAAGCTCAATTACTTGACCTTGATATTAAACTTGCAAAAAATAAATCTAATAGTAATGATTTGCAAGAAGAAGAAATGAATTTAGCTCTTAAATTTGCAAGAGACCAAGTTAAAAATATTGGTATGGTTATGGGCATGGAAAAAAAGGCATCAAAAGGCTTAGCTTGGTCTAAGTTTACCATGGCTACCATTGACGCATATGCTGCTGCAGGTGCTGCATATGAAAGATATTCAGACCTTGGTCTTGTAGCTGCTAATATTGCTAGAGCAACCGCTTTGGCTATAGGTCTTGCAAATGCAAACCAAATAAGAAAATCATACGATTTATTCCAATATGGTGGTTTAGTTGGAGGAAAATCACACGGGCAAGGTGGTACAGTAATAGAAGCAGAACGTGGCGAATTTGTTATGAGAAAAGAAGCTGTAGACAATATAGGGGTAGATGCATTAGAAGAATTAAATAGGGGCGGAAATACAGGTAATATAGTTGTAAATGTTTCCGGAAATGTTATGACGCAAGATTTTGTAGAAAATGAACTTGCAGATTCAATAAAAGAGGCTATTCGTAGAGGTAGCGACTTTGGAGTAAGTTAATGTTACAATTAAAAAGAAAATTTAAACAAAGTAAAGACTTCAACTTTTCTAATTACATTCCTGTTGTTCATATATTTAATAATACGGGTATGAAAGATATACCGACTAATGAGTTTGGTTTTGTAAGTAAAGAAAACATTGACTCGTATTTAGAAGAGCAAGAAAATAATGGAAATTTTATAGGTTTTTCTACTGTAAACTTTAAAACTCCAAGCAAAAATTACATTCCAAATTTAGATTTTATATCAAACTATATAGAAAATTGTGATTTTATAGATAATAAACACAAAATTCAAAGTGTGACAATTAATTTTAAAAATGCAAGCAAAGATTTGTTTAGAATTTCTGATTTAGGAAATCTTCATTCTAAATTAGTTAGAATTTATTATGTATTACCTACTTTTATGCAAAGTAATCAAGTGTTATCTAATAATAGTGAAGATGTTATGTATTTTTTTCAAGGTATTTGTATGAGATACGATATGTCAACTGATAAATGCGATTTAGTCATGGAAGATTTAACTACATTTGTTTTACAAGAATATGAAATTCCTGCAAATAGAGTCCCTGATACTGAAGATTATTTGAGCGAATCTAGGCTTGAGCCATATCCAATGATATATGGTTATCACAGATACGCTCCTACTATAAATTATAGCAGTAGAGGAGCTGAAGATTATGATTCTGACACAAGCGATGACGATTTAACTGAAAAGTTATTTAGCCTTAATATTGCTTTAGAATCTCCAAACATTAATATAACTAAAGTTTTTCACGATAATGTTCTTTTTCCTTTAACTGCAACAGATAAAGTTGGAACAAATACGTCTGAAGAAAACCACAGAAAATTAGGTTCAAAATATGGGTTTTTGTATTTATACGATTCTAATGGTGATGGAACACGTTCTAGAGATATTAATGATAGGGAATCACAAGTAGACTTTAAATACTTAAGAGTTCCATATACAAGCGCCTTTTTTGATGAAGAGCAAATATATGGATATGATATGAACTTGCCTGATGATACACACGATTGGCCAATATATCCAAACCCTGAAGCCGAAACAAATAGCACAATATCTTTAAGCGCGGCTTATGATGATAGTTCTGACGATGCTGTAAGAGATTTTTACTTAAATTCATTTGCTTATGGAAAAATAGAAGTCGAAAGAGAAATCCCTCCTGTGGCTAGAAGCTTTAATATTCTTGGTTGGAATCCTAACGATTTTCCTGTTAGCAGCAAAAGCCGTTATTATGATGAATATTTTAATCAAACCACTTTATCTTACGGGCCCGACCCAAGCTTTGATGGAGCTTTAGATATGGGCACAAAATCAGGTTTGTTTCAAGAAAAATTACACAAAATTGTTCACCCATCTTTTGAAAGTGATTTTACAGGGTGGCAATTAACTCACGTAATTGATAGAACGAACAATTCAGTACAAAATGAAGGGGATGATGATAAGGGTATAGATTGGTGGAACGGTAGTAGGTGTATTACAACAGCAAGAATAGAAGGTGTTTTTTTAAGTTCTAGTGACAGCAGAAGCGATGGTAGGTATTCATATTCACAAACAGGCGACAATGGAAACTATGGAGCCGCTCAATCTTATGATGATAGATTCAGTTCAGATAATGAGGATGGTTTAGTTCTTGGTGATAAAGATAATAACTTTTTTTATTATGTTAACACAATAAGAGAAGGGGCTTTAATGTCGGCTATCAATCTAAGGGATTGGTTAGTTATGGAAGGTTATATAAGTCCGGGCTTAGATGGTAGCGGTGATTGGGATAGCTCGTTTCCTACGGAAGATGAAGATGAAGCAGGCCACCAATTTTTCTATAGATTACCTAATTTACGTTGGCCTAGTTCAGATGCGTTTAACAATGTAATTTTAGGAAGAGTTCATTCTTTTGAAACGATAGACAGTACTCAAGGGTGTGCTATAAATTATTTTGGTATATATCAAAGAATATTATACGACTTAAACGCTTCCAATAAATTTGCAGCCCATATTTTAGGTAGAAACTATGATGGCTCAGGTTTGGAAGAATATGTAGATTCTTTTGAATATGATGATGGTATTAATTCAGCAATAGTAAACCCAATAGACGTATTGGTTGATATACTTTACAGAGAAGTTGGTATTAAAGGTGTTTTAAATGAGGAAAAATATTTTGAAGTAAGAAAATTTTATGAAGCAATGCCACAAAGCGCTTTAATAAATTTTTTTGATGATGATTGGACTGCTGATTATCTTGACAGAGTTGCAGGAAACACTTTTGATACATTATTTCAAGCTAGAATAGGTTTAGATAAAATTGAAAATGTACAAACTGTACTACAGAGACTGTCTGCAGATTTTGGGTTTATATATAGATTCAATCAAAGAAATGAATTGATTGTTGATTATATAAAAGAATATCAAGATAATGAAGTAATTCAAATTAAAGCTAAAGATATAAATAAAATATCATATCAAAAAACTAAAATTGAAGATGTTTATAAAGATTTGGTTGTTAAATATGATTATGATGTTTATTCAGATTCATACAGAAAACAGTTCCCTAGAGACAATAGTATAGACGAAGAATATACAACTGCTGAGTATTATTGTGAAGAAATATTTGGAACTGAATATGACAATGATTATTACAAGTTAGACGACAACAACAAAAAAGAAATAGAACTGAAATATGTTGGCGATTTTATAACTGCTTCTTTGTTGCACGCAAAACATTTAGCTTTTAATATGAATCAAAAATTAATTTTAAAATTTGATTTACCTATTTCATATATATATTTAGAGGTTGGAGATGTTTTATCTTTTGATTCTTTGGTTGAAGGTATAAAACCCTATGGTATAGATTATACACAAGAAAATATAATAAATGGCCAATTAATGTTCCCGCACTTTATAATTACAAAAACTAATAAAGCTAGAAACAAAATAAGCCTTGAAGTTATGCAGGTACCTAAAAACTTTGTTAGTTTGCTTGATGGAATATTTGTAAACACTTTAATGGAAAAATATCCAAATATGTTTGATGATAGGTTTCCAAAAGTTTCTAGAAAAGAATCTACAGAAGTAGATTTTGCAGAAAACTTAACAGCTCGTTGGGTAGATACAAGTTCTGCAGTTAAAAGCGTTTATTCAGATGAAGTTGTTACATTTGAAGTTGTGTCTAAAACCCCTTACTCTTATGAAGTAATAAATGAAAGTGGAGAAATAGTAAATTATGAAGAAGTTGCTACTGATATTGTTGATGATTATAGATATTATATTAACATAAAACAAACTAATGTATTGTATACCCCAAACAAACATCAAAACAGTTACAGTAAAATTGTAATAACAAACAATTCGGGTGACAAACAAGCCTTATTAATAATATCAAGGCCAACAATAAACGAAGTTTACAACCAAGAAAGGTTTAGTAGGTTTTTTCCAAGTGTAAATAGAAATAAAGATAATTACATTAAATTTATTGATAATTGTTTGACAAAAAATATCAATAAAACACTTAATAAAAATATACTTGATATGTATGATTTAAATAAAGACGGCGTTGTAGATGCAAAAGATATATCAGAATACGCAAGAAGTTTAAACGATTGGCAAAACAAACCTATAGCAACTAGAGCTTTATTTAGTTTTGATAGAGGACAAGCTTTTGTTGATACAGACGGGATTCCTAGCGTTATCTTAATAGCTTATAAAGGTAAAATTAAAATAACTAAAACTTGTAATGATAATTGGTTGTTTAGAGTTTACAAAAATGTTATAGTAATTACGCCTATAGGAGACGTAGAAATTCCAACCAACTTGTTTAATTATGTTGGTAATGTTAAATTTAAAAGATTTAAATGTACTAATTTTAATGGTGAATTAATTAAATCAGGGCTGTCTGTTGCTGTAGAACGTCAGTTAGGGTTAATAGTAGAAGATACTTCTAGCATAAGTGGTAAGTCAGAAATTATTGACCAACAAGTTATTACACACCCTCACCCAAACCCCACAAAGGAGCGTATTAAAAAATCTTTTGTAGAAAATGAGGTTAATGTACAGACAAACAATTTTGTTGGGAAAAGTACGCACTCTAGTGCACAAAAAATAGATAGAATATATGAATTAAATAAATTTACAAGAAGTGGAGATAGATATTAATGAGTCAAGGAAGTGTAGGAAGCGTAAGAATTTATTGTGATATTGTTCAATATGCGCAAGCTATTGGAAAAGTAAGAAATTATGGTATGAACCATATTGATAATAGCAGAAGCGAAGCGTCTCATAAGGTTTGGACTATGTCTCCATATAATTATAATCAATATACAAACGACACTACAACACAATCAGATAGAATGAATTGGGTGGCTAACTTATCAAAGGGCGAATATACTTATGAAAGTGATATTGACTACAATTTTTGTGGATTAATTTCTAGCGCCAACTATGCGGCAGTATTAGGTCACAATTTACAATCTAGTCAAAATGCTGAAAACAGCGATTTCCCTACGTCTCCGTTAGGGTGTAGTGTAGAAGTTTATGGTAAAGATGTTGGTTCTGAAACTGATGAGTATATTACTGCTAACTATATAAAAAATATTATAAACACATCTTATAACCCAACTTTAGCAACACAAGAGGGTGATGGATTCTCTATGTGGGAAATAAAATTTAACGATATGTCATATAATAGTATGTATAAATATTCTAACTTAGTTTTTAATATTTATGGATTTGATGATGAAGGTGATAACTCTGACAGAACAGGCTCTAGAACACAAGAAGAACCTTTTTATTTTCCAAGAGAAGGTGAAGTAATAGAGCAAACATCAAGAAGTTCAAACATTAATATAGGCGCTCTCAGTGTGGGTAAATATTTTGATTTTCCTAACGTGGACTTAACAATAAATAGAGATTATCAGCATAAAGAAATAAATAATACGCAAACATTAGCAGGTTATGATTATACAACTATATATAATTACAAATCCCCAAGTTGGGGCCCTTATGGTTGTTTTACTGTTTCTAAATTCCCATACCCAAATTATGACACTACTAGCCAAACCGGTAGAAGAAGTTGGAATTTAAAGTTTTCTTATGTAGATAACACAGACATTTTTACCCCAAAACAAGGTAAGCACTCTTCATTTGGTTCTTGGCATAACGAAAGTACTACAGAATTAGAACATAACTCATTTAAACCTAACGATACTATTACAGGATTTTTAAGTTTAACATTAGGCGGTCAATTACCTTTTGTATTTTGTCCTAACCATACTTATGATGAAAATGGTGATGTAGATAGCGAATTTGCTTTATGTAAAGTAGTTGGCAAAACAATTAAATTTAGCCAAGTAGCACACAATGTATGGTCTGTATCTATGACGATTTCTGAGATTTGGTAGGCTCGGGTAAAACAATGCCCATTTCTATAGAGGCCCACCTTATAATGTTATCTATAAAATCTTTAAATTCATCAGAGTTTAAATGTTTTGTAGATTCTAAACCAAAATAATCTTTGATAGTTCTATGCATTTCATCTTCAGTATAACCTAACTCACTACTTAAGGTGCGTACCAAAACTCTATAATACGCATTTTGTTGCGGAGAACTGCTTTTTTCGGCACCTTTTATTTCTAATTCGACATCACCTTCAATATTGTATAAATAGTCCTTAAAACCACTTAAATCATATAGTGTTAATTTTCCTTGTTTTATTTTGCCTGCGAATTTCATTTTATTTCACACCTACTTTCATATTCTGCCTCACAATTAGGACAATCAAAAACACTAACTATACCCTCGCCATGATATCCAAAATCACCAAAAGGATAATCGCAACGCCATATAACTTTTGTATCACAATGCCAACAGTTCATTTTATTTCCTTAAATTCTGTAATTGGAATTTGTATAATTGGCTCAACATCAAACTCATCACGAGTATTTTTTGTTCTCCCGCCCCAAATTATTTTGTAATTATCTGTTTTATCATATCTATAATAATAATCACCATCATATAATCTAACCGCAAATAAGAATGGCAGTCTCGATGTCCTATAATACTCTACACCTTTCATATACTTAGAATAAGATAATATAAAATGTGGATATTGTTTATAAGTTCTATTTAAACATTTCACTTCTAACCAAGCAACTGCAGCTTTGTTATTGACAACCATATAATCAATTATATGATGTTTATGCATTTTTTGTAATTTACAACCCCAAAACCCTTCAATTTTTTGAGAAAATGCATTTTCTTTTTCTAACGAATTTTTATTTTCATATGTTTCTCTCATTTAGTAAAATATCTCCTTAATAAATAAAACGCTTCTTTCCATAGGTTTACCTTATAAATTTGCTCAAACTTAGCCATTCCTATATCGTGTCTTTTGCGATGATGTTTACGACACAAAGGGACACAAGAAAAATCTTTGAGCCCGTCTTTGTTTGCTCCGCCCATAGCCAAATGTTCTAAATGGTCGGGGTCTACAGGGCTGCTACCACACACTAAACAATAATGTGATTTTATATATTTAATGTAATCTTTACTATCTACCATAATTTTAACCAATCCATTACATAGTATACGAATACATACCAAAACGAAATACCTATAAAAAACATTCCTATATATATTATAAAATTAATCCAATTCATATTACTTACTCTCTTTCTTTTTATAGTCTACTATCCAATCATTTAATTCAATGATACAGTATAGTTTTCCTCGGTCTTCTTTAACAATTTGTATATCGACGTGTTCTGACGGTTTTAACCATTGAGGTATTTTCTTTCTAACTTTAGCCTGCACTTTAACTTTGTCATCTATTAAAACATCTACTTCTTCATGACAACCTAACGCTCTTCCGTTAGAGCCCCAAGCCCTAACCGCTTTTATTTCGTGTAATTCGCAGGTGTCTACAATTTCTTTTTCAAATCTATTGCCCTTTGCTTTGCTTTTGTTTGGCGCCATATTCTCTCCTGTTTTTCCATATCATCTAAGTCTTCTGCAGAAATCTCAACTTCGTCAGTATGGTGTTCGTAATTTTGTAATATTTGTGTATCAATTCTGTCTAAATGGTCTTGCCAAAATTTTGCTTCGGCTTCGTATAGAAACTTAGAACCATCAGACGTTATGTATATAAAATGTAATTCTTTTTTTACCATAATGAATTATAACTCACTTTCTTAGGTCTTTTTTTGTAGTATTGCTTCCAACATATTTTACAACAATATGATTTACGACTCATGCTTCTATAAAATTCGCTCTCGGGTTTTTCTTCGTTGCATTTAGTACATATAAAATAACCTTTTTTGCTGTTTTCTTGTAAATTTATAGATTTGCGATTTTTTGGCGGCACTACATATTTACGAGACATACTCTTCACCTTCTTGTAATCCTTTAACTACAATTTTTCCAATACCGTCTAAAGCTGCGCACGCTATCTTAAAAGCAGGCGAATTGTCAGAAGATACTTCTGTTATAGCTAACAAAGCTTCAACAGAAATGCTTGATATTGTAGTTAAGCCTTTTGTATAAGTTTTAACTTTTTTAATATTTTCTTTAAGATTTTGTAAATCTTCCATATTATCTCCTATCTGTAAGGGTTTATTTTTGTTTTACAACAACTTGAATCTTCATTATGAATCTTAAACAAACCTCCTAATACTACTCTTCCACACGCACTACACCGACCTTTTCTAGAGTTGCCTGTAGTGTCTAGAGGATAATCTTCGTCTAAGTTTATCTTCTTTTCAGTAGATATAATCTCATCTTCAAAGACTCTATTTTTTAAATATCTTATTGGGTCTTTACGATATACTTTAGGTCTATCAATTATATATTTTTTAGTATGAGCCATAATTTTAACATAATCTTCTTTAGTAATATGTCTCTTCCAATATGCAATCGCCTCTTTTTTGGTAGTTTTCTTATCGTATAAGTTATACCAATTTTCAAACTCAAGAGTAGGCGCAGGCCGATAGGTGGTTTTAGTCCCCTTACCCAAGACCTCAGAAAGGTCTACCCATCTTGGCTCTGCACCTTTTTTATCTCTTATTAAAACCTGCATTTAGAAAGGGATGTCCTCGTCTTTAGCAGTTGACTGTGATGGTTCTGTACTGTTAGAATTTTCAACTACACCAACCTCATCAGATTTAGCGCTTAAATTCATTCCAACACTTTTAATTACAGTTCCTTGTTTGTTATACCAACCTGCTATCTTAAGTTTTGTTCCTGCAGGTATGGTTCTTGTTACTTCTATTTTTCCCGACAAATTGGGTCTTCTATTTTCTTCAGTAGCGTCCGCGTTGTCGTAGATAGTAGCTTTTCCAAAATCAATATATTCTGACATTAAGCTATTCCTCCTTGTATTTCTCTTAAATGTTTAGGTAAACTATTAGTTTCATCTTTTGGTGTAGCTATTCCAAATTCTCTAGCCATAGCATTTACCATTCTTTCATAGATACTTTCTTGTTCTACACAACCAATACTTTCTTTAAACATAACCCAAGCGTCGTGTTGAATAGAGTCTAATGAATTTACCTCTTTTGTTTCTTTGTCTACATATTCTTTTAACTCTACAAAATAATTGGGCCCCCATAAGTGTACCCACAATTTGTAAACAGAATACTCTTCTAGACAGCAATCATGCCATTTGCCTTGCAACCAAAAGTCACAAAGCTCTTTAGCCCAAGCGTCTATATTTTTTGCTTTAAAGTCAGTCAAAGCTTTTGCTGACCTCTCTAACTTTTCTATTTTCATTATATCTCCCAATGTAAGTCTGACATTTTACATTTTAATATTTTAGCCAAACTTTTCTGTCTATCTTTATTAGGTTTTCTTCTACCGGCAATCCACTGACTAACCTCTGTGAAATGCACCCCAATAACTTTTGCTATGTGGGTTTGTTTTAATCCGGAATCGACTATTCTTTGTTTAAGTTCAGAATTAACCATTGTAATCCCCTTCCATTATCTTATTATTAGCGACATCTACCCACCCTCTCATTTGATAATTATACTCAAGTTTAGGTTCGATTGGCTGATTTTCTATGGACTCTCTAATTTCCATTTCTTCGTGAGCAGAAGCCATTGCATTAGATGATTCATCAATCCAAATACACTCACCACATTCCCAACTGTTTTTAGTACAGTTTTCTTTATGTTCTCTAGCTTCTTTAGTATTGCAAAACCAACTCATTCTTCGCTCTTTTCTTTGTCTTTAATAGCCTTATCCATATCATTAGCTATTTCATTTAACATCTTAGTAAACATTTTATCGTTTGTAGTATATCTAACATAACCTTCTAATACAAAAGTTAATCTACTAAGCGTGTTTTTTATATACTGTATATCAGTATCTACTTTTTTGATTTTTTCATTAACGCTCATTATACCTCCGTCTGTAATTTTGGAAGACTGTCTAACTTATCAATTAAAGCAGAAGCGTCTTGTTTTGTCATTGACTTAGACTCTTCTTCTGTTAGAGGTTCACTTCCTGTTTCGTGTAATAATTTATTAACTAACATCATTTGTTTTTCTGTAGCTAACTTAACTTCTTCTTGTTTTGGTAAATCTTCACCTATCCATAATTCTAAACCAAAACCAAATAAACCCATACATTTTACAAAACACCTTTGTTTAGTGTCTGATATTTGTCTTGATGTTGGGTTTGAAACTGCTTTAAACTTGTTGTCCATAACAGGTAACCACATATCTCTAACACAACCCTCAATTACAAGTGCGCAGTGTACCATAGCGGTACCGTCCGGATAATACATAACATCTCTTTCGACACCTTTAGCATCAGTAAATTCTGTAAATGATATTGTAGAATTTGGAAACTTTGTAATTAAAACATTCCAAGCGTGAGCCCAAGATATATACGATATCCCAAACTTTTGTTCTACCATATTAGATGTATCAACTTTTTTAAATTCATCATATATTTCATTGTATTTCATTTTATCTCCTATTTAACTAAATCTTAAAAGACCCTCAGGCGCGGTAAAAGAAAGGAAAACAAAACGCGCCTGTTGAACAAAGGGTCTATAAACAGAGTCTCAAAAAGGCTATATAAGGAAGTGGCAATGCAAAACAACAAAACAACCACATAAAATAACCTCGTCTGACCTCACGGTTACAGCTCTCAACTCTACCTTATAATCAAAAAACAATCATCATTAATTTGACGATAACATAAATTAAAACATTTTTTGCATTAATTCCAAACATTTTTTGCAATAAAGCAAAAATAATTATAATTTATAAAGAGAAATAAAAAAGTGCTTGTATAATATAAACTGTATAACATAAATTAATGGCCCAATTTCGTTTGGCTTAAATCTTTTAGGGAATTGGTGAAATATAAAGCGCTACTAAAAGGGGATTTTAACATAAGCGCAGCACAAACCGAAAACAGTTGAGTGCGTTAATATGTCAATGTTGATGAAAAAATAACTGTTCGACTGATTTATAAACATTTGTAAGCAGTTATCCAAGTTGAAGATTCGACCGTAGGTCAAAAGGGATAAGGTTACTCTACTTCTAGTGGGGGTAGGGAACCTCTATCCAAAATCTCAGATTCTCTCATAAGTCAATAAGTTCTTAGTATTAATATAAATATTGTTATAATCATAAAAACTAGGCATATCTTTTAAAATATAAACATAACATTTATAACTTTGCCCGTTTTTTGTAGGTATATTGCTAATTATAAAGAAATCGTCAAGTACTCTTTTATAAAAAGTACCTTCGCCCTCTAATATATCTAACGCGTGTAGTGTGTTTGGCGTTATTTGGTATATTTCACCGCTAATTTTGTACCCTTCGTCTGAATTATAAAGAATAGCAGGAAATCCGCCTAAATTAACCATTTTGAATTTTGACACCGATTCCGCTTCACCAATATAAACGGACGATTCCAACAAATGACTGTTAGAATGATTTTTCTTTAAAGTGCCGTATACAAATACTTTATCTGTTTCCATTACATAATTTATGATTTATTCTGTTATTTTTCTAATCTTTTGTATATAATTTTCTCTATACGCTCTTCTATTTGATTGCGTTTTTTATCTGAACAAGGTAAGTCTTTACATTGTTCCCAAACTATATCACTAAGACAGTTACAACACATATTATATAATTCTCTTAATGTATTTCGTAAAGACACGTCTAATAACTCTTGTTCATTACAATCTGAACATTCGTTAGTTATAGTGTTGTTATGCTCACAAACATCATCTAAGTAAGATTCTAGGCCAAAACTCTTAGCGACCTCATTTATTTTCTTAGATAAGTCATAATGCATATTTTCTGTTATTTTACCTTGTACAATAAATATTGCTTTATCTTTGCTCATTTATAACTCCTTTTTTGTGTAATTTTTCAAATTTAATGAGAGTCGACTAGCCTTGTATGGTTGTCAGTCTGTCTCGTCGAACGAGGTTTAGGTGAGCAATTAAGTTCTCTACGCCATTTTTCATCAATGTACTAATCTTGTAACATTGAACAAGACTTATGTCTTGACTCTCATTTATAATAAATTTTCTGATGGAAAACATATCCCCGTAACCACCTGTAAAACAGGTAATTACAGGGATATTGTAACATAACATAAGGAATGTTATTAGACTTGAACAGTCGGTCTTTTCTTGGCCGCCGCTTTTTTCATTGGTGGCGCTACTGACCTACTTTGCAACGCTATACGCTCATTACGTTCATTGCGTCTTTGCAGTTGTCTTGCTCCGTCTACGTCAAAATTTACAGAAACATACTGTCCTGTACCATTTTCGTCTTCTAACTCATCTAATGTTAAAGATTCATTTTCGGCGAAATCTAACGTTTCTTGTGCTTCGTAATCGCCATGCATACCCATTGCGATTTGGTCGGCCCAATTGTCAACAATATCATATTCTGACATTTGACCCATTTGATACAGAATCAACATTCTTTCTTCTTCTGTCATTTTATTCTCCTTTTCGTTTTTATTTGAACTTTAGTGTTCAAGACTTGGCTTCCCAAGTTTCGCGGAATCACCGCTCATCAGTTGAACTGCCTGTAAATGGACGACGAACTGAATCGCCGTCCAAATACAAGATTTATGTTATTCATTGAATGCGTCGATAGCCAACTTAAGCATTGCTATAACGACAACAACAATGAATATTGTCACTATATCCACTATTTACGTCCTTGTCTGTTCCTTCCAACATACACCACAGTACCAAGAATCGTCCGTATCGTACATCTTTTGACGTAACTTGTGTGATACTTGACCGCATTCGTCACAGTTATCTTTTTCGTATCTACAGTGAAAGCCCGTTTCGTGATTTACTTCCGGCTTAAACTCTTCGATATCAGTGTAACCGCTTCCGTAGTTAGTCCCGATACTACCGTAATAATTTGGTGTAGCAGTACTTTTGCTTTGTTGCACAAGAGCCGCACTTCTGTTCCAACCAACGCGTGTTGTAGTACAACCGCCAAAGTCGAAAACGTGTGGCTTGTATGAATTGTTGCTAAACCAAGTTTTACCGTCCCAATGTCCTAGATGTTTGTTGACAATCTTGAATCCACCGTTACTGTCAAGAAACGCAAGTTTTGAATGACCGATGAACTCGGAAATCAAACGTAAAGTTGCGTTGTTTTTAATCCAAAACTTTGGTAACTGTTTCAGGTAATCGTTGTTGAATACCTGAGTATCTGACAATTTCTTGTCGTCGCGTACATTGTTGATTACCCCGTTGTGAGCAAAAACTAAGTTGTCATTGACAAAAAACGGGTGAACATTCGTTGTACCCTCAGATGACCCGTGCGTCCCGATTCTGAAATGTAACAGAAACGCGGTAGATTTTCTGTATTTTTTGTGTAACTTTTGATAATCGTCATTGAACGTAGTAAAGTCACGATACTTTCGAACGTGTATTTTACCGTTGTCGGCGTAAGCCAAGCCCGCTCCGTCGTTATTGTTTTCGAACGACGTTTGAAGAATATCTTCGTTAAGTGTTTTTGCGTTACGTTTTTGTAATGTAAGTAAGCACATTGTATTTTCTCCTTATTTATGTTTTATTTTATTTATGAACTACATTGTCCAAGACACCGCACATCTCACGACGTTCGGTGTTTCGGGTATTAAACCCATCATCAGTTGGACTGATTACCTATCAAGACCGTATGGAATTTGCTTTGGATTCGATAAACTCTTAGCCAAAGACTTTCGTTGGTCTATAAGATATTTGTTGAGATTTGGGTATTTTACTGTGTTTGACTTAACAAACCCAACGTACGTACCAAGGCTCAAAGAACTCATTGACGTTAATTTACAGTAATCTATCAAAGACTCAACATATTCGACATTTTTCATAAAAGCCGTAGGATTCAAATTACCTTTGAATATACGGCATTCTATGGTTGACGAGTTTTGAAAGTTCCACGCACCCCTATCGCCGCCAACACCCTTAACGCATTTTATGTTGCTAGTTGCGTCAATGTACTTCGTTACCGAAGAACGGTATGGTGTAGGATTGTAGTTGTCGTCACGCCAATAACTCAATATTGCGCGTTTTACACGACTAAGGTTATTCAACCTCAAATTAGCCCATTCGTTTTGTTCGTCGACAGAACGTTGACTAATCAACATTGTGAAATGCGGGTAATCATACGTCATTTTCAAAACTTTGAAAGCCTCCAAAGATGACATAGAATTACGCGAAACGTGTAAGTGCATACCTGCTGTCTCAGTATTGAATGACTTCAAATATTTCTGAAACCTACCAAATATACTGCTAAAGTTGATATTTCTGTAGGCATTGTATGTCATAGGATATGACACAATTTCAAAGCCATAATTAAGACTTCCGTCACGTTTTACATAAAACAGTTTATATCCGTCCGAACTACGAATGTTCATTATCTCGTCGGCTATGATATCTCGCATTTTAGATGAAACATGACGCTTGCACTCTACCTCAAGTTCAAACCCCTTATATGAGTATTTAGTAAACTTTGCTTGATTCGCACTAAAACTACGTATTTTACCTTTTATTGAGCGAAAATACCTTGGTGTTGGTTTTGTACTGTAATCCATTATAAGATTTTCAAGATTGTCAACCTTACAAGATTCACAACAACCCTCATCATCAAGGTAATCATCACGCAAATAAGTACACATACCGCAATACTCTAAACCTCGCTCTTCTTTGGTTGGGTGCGTTACATTGCTAGTTACTACAAACGTACTGTTAGAATACTGATATGCCGTAGTCCCGGCCATAACGTATCTGTTACTGTATCTAGACAAAGTATCTGCTTTTGCGTGTAAAACGTCAAGCATCGCAAGAGCCATATTTGAACTCGCATACATAATGTTGTCGCGAACGATGTCGGTTGAGTCTTTACCTTTGTAAAACTCAATCTTAGCGTTTTTAAACATCATTAGAGGTATATACGCTTTTGTCATTTTGTTGAATTTACCGCTTTTTACAAAAGGTACGGTATATTCGCCTTTTTGACAAGGCGCCCAACCCGCGTGTCTATTCACTGCTACTGAGCCAATTACACCTCCACTGCTTTTGTACGAATTTTCAAGCAAGTTAAGAATGTCAAAATCAAAACCATAACGTCTGTATATTGACCCGCTTGCCGGCCCGCACGAAAGTTGCGCAAAGTAAGTGTGTACAAGTTCTTTTGCATATTTACTTGAATTGTATAAACGAATAACTTTTTTGAATCTCTTCACGATATTCGTATAACTGTTCAAATGACGCACTTCTTCAACAAAAGCATCTTCTGACACTAAATCAGCGATAATCTTTTGAAACTGTTTGTGTGTTGTAAATACCTCAGAACTGCACAAAACGTTCTCTGCAACTGTGCCGTTTGTATCAAATATTTGCTCAATTAAGCACAATTTCACACCTATTAAAGTGGTGAGCGGGGGCGGTAATTCTTCATTTGATAACTCTAAAGTATTAATGTAGCCCTCTTCGTTACGTTTCGCATATAAGGTTTTTATGCTAAGTTTATTTATTCTTTGCATTTTTATCTCCTATTTGTTTTTTTTATTTAGTTATGAATTACTACCGTAATTCTGTTCAAGACACCGCACATCTCACGACGTACGGTGTTTCGTCGATAAACGACTCATCAGTTGAACTACAACAACAAACAAAAATTTGTTATAATCGTATCTCTACATATTTCTTGTCTATATCATAATGTATTGAGTGTATACATAAGTCCGGGAACGCGGATAAGTTTGCGTCACCGTCGTCCATAAACCGTTCTACGGAATCAATCAATGGAAATATAAACTCCGATTTGTCGACCGGCAACAGTATTTTCGTCCCAATGTTTGTTACTACGTAAAGTCTGTAACAAGTGAATTGTAACTGTATAAACGGGTTTTTAAAGTGATTTCGCATTTGTGAAATAACTACGTCCCATTCAATAGTTGCGGAAACTATGTTTTTAGCCCGGAAATCGGAACATTCGTTCTGATATAACTCTAACCGTTCTTGTAAAATATTACCGGTTTGCGAAGGTATAAACGTAATACGTTCGCTATAATCATATTCAGGAATTGATGAATGTATCATAATTTGCGTCCTTTCATTTGTTTAAAGTAATCTGTCCAAGACACGGTAATTAACCGTGTTTCGTCCATCAGGACTCATCAGTTGAACTAAAACGTAACAGTTGCATAATTACAATGGAAAAGGAAAGAGTAATTAGGAATGTCGAACGACATAATTACTGCGTTTGTGCGTATAAGGAAACGTAACCATGCAACTGCGTAAGTTTACATTATATAAGTTTAGTTACAGAATCACGCATATAAGGCGTAATTGGTGTATCTTTACTTGTATAATCAATATAACTTGATTTAAAGTAATCAGCCGTATGTACGATTTTCCACTTCCATAACGACATAATCGGTTTTACAGGTTTTCCGTCAAATTTGATATTATTTGCTTGGAATTGTGATAAAACATAATTGATGTGTCTTGTCGTACTTGGTGAAAATTTTCTATCTACAATTATAAGAGCGTGCTTTATGTCAATCTTCGCAACTTCTGTATTATAACTAAAGATAAAGTGTTTGCTAATTTTCAAGTTATTTTTATACCTTTTGAGTGTGTACGTCATTTACGTAATCTCCTTTGTTTATTGTCAAGTGTTCAAGACACGGTATATTTCGCAACATTCCGTGTTTCGGGTATTTAACCGCTCATCAGTTGAACTGTGAATATACAGCAACCCCCAACCAAAACGCCAAAACGTAGGTAAACGGGTTTATCAGTACAAATTCAAACATAGTGTTCCTTTCCTTTGTTAACGTAATAATTAATAACTTTTGCGTCTAAACTTCTTTACCGTTATAACAGGCATATAACCAATCTTACGAAATAACCGTGAGAATATAATTTCTACGATTGTTGCGTTTCTATACCAATATAACTTATTGTCCGCCGTCTTACGTAATAACTCGAGCGTGTTTTCGGTTATGTTATCTTGCGGTACGTCTGAAATATTGAGAGTGTTCAAATTTACCGCTTTACCGTTTCCGGCCTGTAGTTTTGTAATTTGCATATCTTATGTTCCTTTACGTTGTTTTTGTTTCCTGTCCAAGACACCGCACGTTTCGCAACATTCGGTGTTTCGACCATTAGGTCTCTTCAGTTGAACTATGACTGTTTACCGGCTTTTGTATGGTTGATGACCACTCTTTCCGGTATCACACCCGCACCGCTTGTGTTTGTGAAATTGTCGCGAGTTTTAACAGTTGTCTGTGCGTCCGTACAACCTCGCTCTTTTTCTGTAGTAATTGCGTGTGTGCTTTGCTCCCCCGTTTTTGTAAACGTTCCGTCCTCGTTACGTTTTACCTTTTCCGGGTCTCTCAAGTCAACTTGTGTCCTTTCCGCTAGCCCTTGTATATTGTGCCTAACTTCGACACACTGACCGGCTGACCAACTCAAACCGCATTCTTTTAAAGAGTCTTTATTTTCTGTTATGTAGACTCTAGACCCTATTACCGTTGAAGTGCTTCCGAACATATCCGAAGAACTATTCGTTACGGCACTACAAGTGATTTTAATACCGTTTGGCAATACAATCACTGTGTTTAAGTTTGCTTCTATAGTTTTAGTTGCTTTGTTAACTTTAGAGTTATTTATCTTATTTATCATTTTATTTTCCATTCTACCGCGTTTGCGGTTGTTTGTTGTTGTTGTGCGTTGTTGCACTGTTCAAGACCGCCGTTGTTTATACTGTTGTTGTAGCCTTTGACGGTTTCGACTCTTGAAGTCTCATCAGTTGAACTTTACAAAATAAAAAGAATAAAAATATTATCTCGGTAACTTGTCGTTACCTTTGGTTACTATCGGCATTGCCGGTTGTCCTCGCCCTCGCGTTTAGGTTGTCCCCCTCGTAAGGGGTAGTAACTTTTCTATATCGTTGCTAATTTAATCTTAAGACCTTTTCCGCCGTCGGTAAGGTGGTTTTCCGTACCTGTCATATCCGCTGTTCTACCGTGTTTGTGTCAATCTGCTGTAATTTGGTTTTTCGGCATTGAGATTTGTCCATTTCCGTTTTGACCTTTTTTTCATCTGCTCCCCTAATCCCCGTCTCTCGACGGATATTTTCTCTAAATCTCTTAATATTTGTCTCAAAAAGCAACAATGTCATCGTCGACATTAAAAGAATATATCACTTTTTAAACTTCTATGCAAACATTCTTTTACATATCATTAAGTTTTTTTGCGTGCAAAACGTGCAAAAATTGAAGAGTTGTTTCACGGCCTGTTTCACGGTGCTTTTTTTCTACCTATACCCAAGTTCAGGTGCTTACACTTTTGGCCCTAAAAAGGGCAACCACGGCCCGCATTTGGCTTTTTAGAACTTGCGCACCCCCCTGCACCGGATAGCCAAATATCAGTGTGTCCCCCGTCGTGAATCGCACAAAATGTAAAATGGAACTTTGAAACTTTTTCCCGTTTCCAAAAAAACTTTGAAAATAACTTTGAAAAATTTGTATATTAGTATATGAGCAATATAATCAAATCACCCGCTAAAGTTAAGGCTATAGAGCTATATGCTTCTATACCTAGTATAACCAATGAAGAAGTGTCTAATACTGTAGGTGTATCTATAGATAGTGTTAAGCATTGGCGTAGAGACCCTAATTTTATAGATGCTATATATGATAGGTATATGTTAGAGTTTGGTGGAGAGTTGCCGAGCGTTCTCACTGCTATGATACGTGAGGCTAAAGCAGGTAATGTACAGGCAGGTAGATTAGTATTAGAGCATAGTGGTAAACTTGTAAAGAATATAAATGTTACTGTAGATAGTCCTTTTGAGAAGTTTTTAAAGAAAGTAGAAAATATAGAGGACGCAGAGATAGTAGAAGATGATGTTATAGTAGATATAGTAGAAGAGTTGCCGGAAAATCACGATTTACCACCTAGAAATGAAGAAAATCAAGCAAAACGTGCGAAAAAAGAGAAAAAAGAGTTAAATAAAAGTATAAAAGATGAGATTAAGCGTCAAGAGTACAATAAAAAGCAGAAAGAGTGGTATAATTGGCGTAAAAGGGCTAAAAAAGTAGGTGTTGAGCCTTTAAAAAACCGTAGACCTACACCCGGACAGAGGGAAGAGTGGAAAAATCAAATAATTGCCGCTGAAAAACTAGTCGCTAAGCTCGAAGAGTAATTCTTCTATCCTATCAAACCTATTATCAAGTTGAGTTTCTATTTTAGCTACCCCAACCTTTAAATTTACTATATCTTCTTCAGTTTTTTGGACTCTTTTAACTGTTTGTTCTTGTTTTATCTCTAAATTTTCTAATTTTGTACTATCTTGAGCGTGCATATACACAACTGTTGTTGCTGCGGTTACTATTGTAAGTATTGAGCCTACTGAAATCTTTTTATCTATCATTTTTCACCTTCTCTTTCACATTCTTCTTCCCATTTAGTTAAATCTAACATTGGTAAAGGTTTTTCTATACTGTGTTCTTTAAGTTTATCGTTTTGTATTGCCATTTTACTACCACCTTTTATATAAGGCTTGCCTTTAACACACCCAATGTTATAAACAAAGAAAATAGTCTTAAATATTCCTACTCTTACTATTCTTGCGGGCCTATCATCTATTGTTACAACGTCATCAGTGTTTAAATCATTTCCTAAAAATACTTTTAATCCTTCAACTATACCTTCTATTGCCGAACGAAAAGTAAAAACCGCTATACCAACAATCAACATCCAACCATAATTTCCTAAAAAATCCTGCGCTACCGCTTCTAATTCTTTTTCCATTTTTCCTCATTACTTTATTATAACCTTGTCATCAACCTGTATATTAGTTGGTATTAATTGACAATAACAATATCCTTTACATACAGAAAAGCCACTTGCAGGTAATCCTACGCTTTCCCATTCATTCCAAGTCTTGATTCTACCTATTCTTTCTTTACAATCTATACATATACGTGGCGAACCAACGCTTACCCACTTCATTCTTACGCTATCCCCATAAATCCTATCTTGTCCGACCCTATATGCTTGCATAACTCCTGATACAATTCCTCGCTTAACATTATTAACAAATCTTCCGAATATTGGGCCTCGTCTATCAAAATCCGCGCTGATGATTCTAAATACTTCTCTTTCTCCAATTCCCGCTTGTTTAAGAGCTCTAATTTCTCGTCTAAGCTCTTGAGTAAACGTTTCAGTCGCATCTGAGAGCCTCTTTGACGTAAATTCGAGTATTTTTTCAAGTTCTTTCGATATTTTTTTGCCATTAGCCACCTCTTTACCTCTTTCTTGGTTTTACCTTAGAAATATTTTCAAAAGTACGAATAAGTTTAGCCATTATTGAATCAGGCAATTTTATTTGGTCTGTAGTAGGAATAAAAGGCCTTGCTCTTATGTTTTGTGGAGGTATATTTAATTTTTCCATAAATGTGGTCTGTTCTTGGTAATAACCGTTTTGATGTTTCCAACCATAGTCAACCATTTTAATGCCTGAAGGTGTAGCTTCTAAACTATCGTACAATTGCCCTGTCGCATATAATGGATTTTTTCTAGTTACAATACCTTTTTTAAGTCTGTTTCTAATAGATACAGTAGATTCCTCTAGAGCGGGCCCAACAGTACCTTTTGTTAGTCTTTGTCTAGCATTTGCTACTAACCTTTTATTAATTGCCAATTTATCATCAGCTGTTAACGCTTGGTCGTTGCCTAGTGCTTCTGCAAGTTTGTTAAAATTAAAATTTATCTCTACTCTTCTAATCATCTGTATCTCTTTCTAAAGATTTGGCGAAAGCTTCACCTAAATTCAACGCTTTATTGATTCCTGTAATATTTTCTTTTAAAAACTGCTCAGCAGTTCTTTCTGCCCACTTTTTTGGGTTATCTATAATATTTCCTACGTTACTCTTCGGCAATTTCAGGTTCAGTTCCTGAATCTTCTTGAGTTTCTTCACGTATTTGGCTAAAGATTGAGAGTTTTTGGTTTTTTTGTTTATTTTGGACAATTTTTTGCTCCGCTTCTTGTAATGTTAAGTCTTTATTGTATTCTACCATTAATTCTGCTTCTGACACTAAATTTAACTGTAATCTATGATTATCAAGCAATATTTGGTCTTGAACAGTCATTGGATAGTCAGGCTCATTAAAATCAAGCTTTAATTTTTCAGGTAAACCAATATTATAAGCAGAAGCCACATATTTTTCAACATTATATAACTTATGTTCATATAAAGTCCATAAAGCTAAATCATCTTGATAATCTTGAAAACTTTCTAAGTCTTTAATTTTTAAAGCGATACCACTAGGTGTTTCTCCACCGTCTTGTGCAAATTGAACTGATAAGTGATTATTTTGTGCTACAAGCTCCATTTGAAACTTAACATTCTCTATAACCTTTTCAATATCTCCTGAAGGTGATTTTATGTCATATTGGGCCTCAGAAGGTAGTTCTAGTATAACATCAGAACCAAATCTTTGTCTATTTCCTAAATCAGCGCCTGTAACCACAGGTTGTCCAAACATTTGGAATCTAAGACCTAATTGCATCTCTGTCATTGTGATATTTATGTGTTCATTAGCATTTATTATGTCATTTGCCCCTTCTACATAAAAATCATCACATTGATGCTCTTTATGAGTAAACATAAATGGTAAAACACCTAAATTATGTTCTTTTTGGTCTAAAATATTACCATCTTCGTCAAATATCATATATTCTTTATCATTCCAATGAATATATTGCATTTCGTCAGTATTTGTAGACTCTGCTGTATTTTGCATTAAGGGATATGATATTGCAATAGGTTTGAAAGGGTCTTCTCCAAAGAAAGGGTGAAAATAATAAACGGGTTGGTAATCAAAGTAAGGTACATCTTCATATTCAACAATCTTAACTCTTGTAGCTATAGTGCCAACTAACCTAGTCATACGTTCAATATGTTTCATTTTAGAATCTTTTAACATAGTAAGTTCATTGTATCTTCCACTTACATTTCTATCAGCACCAACAGTATAAACTCTAGACATTTTATTAATAAATTTTTTAGTTATATTGGCTTGATATGGGGGAACTTCTCTAAAGGCGTCTAAATCAAATTTCTTAATTATGTATTGGTCTGTATTATTACCATTATAATAATCAATAAGCTTGTTTACATAAAACTCTCTTTCCCTATGATTGAATACCTTAAGATATTCTAAACTTTCTTTAATTACTTCGTCTGCACTATACATCATCTGTTTCTCACCTTTATCTCTCTGTTTTTAATTGGAAAATGATTAATAAAAAAATATCTTAGTTGGTCACAACCGTGGTCGTGATAACCGTCTTTAATAGGCTCCGCTTTTAGTTGTTTACCCTCTTGTACTTCAGGGTATCTGTAACTTTCTAAATCTTCTGCCATGCCTATACAATTATTGTTTAAGTGTAAGTATCTTTCCCCATTAGCATTTTCTATAAAACCTCTAACGTGATTAACTCCTGCAGAAATACTTCTTGAAGGTTTATCTGTTATAGTGGTTACATTTATGCTGTTTCTTCTAAAAATCTCTATATCTCCTACACCTGATTGTCCTTGCGCCTGCAAACCTGCAGGGTCACCATAATATCTCATTACATTATAAGGTTTTGCTTTTATCATTTGAGCTAGTTCATCAGTTTTAATGTTTGTCTGATGAATTATCTCATCTATCATATTTATATGCCACTCACCATTTACTCTGTACGTTTGATACCATCCAACAGAAGGCATCCTGTACCCAAAATCAATACTACAAAAAGCAGGAAGATAGGGGTTATAAGGATAATAGCCAACATCAAGATTTCTGTCAAAAGGATAAACCCTACCCTCAAAACTTGTAAACTGAGCACCATATTCTTGGTCAAAAAGCTCTTTAGACATATTCCTTTTTCTCTCGACAAGAAATTGGTCATTCTTACCTTCAGGGAAAGCAAACTCATTATCCCAACTTGGCGCTTGATGCGATTCCCAAAGTTCATCACTTTTTCCAAGTAAGAATAAATCATAAAGCCAATTAAACCCTTCAGGTGTTGATATGAATATCCCTTTACCTTTTCTATCTGAAAGTGTTGGGGATAAATACATATCCCATATTCTTGGTTTTACCTTAGCAGCCTCATCTACAATAAGTAAGTCTAAACCTTCACCTACAAGTGAGTCAGGGTTGTCTGCAGACTTAGCTTCTACGGTAGTACCCCATTTAAATTTTATATATCTTTCTTTTTCTGAAGCTTTAATAATGTCATTAGAACGTCCAACTACCATTAGTTGCCAAATTTCTCTAAACATTAAATCAGCCTTATCATAAGAAAGGCCTACTAGCCAAATGCGTTTGTTCGGCAGGGAGGCGTAGAACGCCGCTTCCATTGCCGATGCCGTAGTCTTCCCAAAACGCCTCCCACAAACCATTACAAAAAATCTTGCTGTAGTTTTTGTAGGAAAGTGCAACTTTTTTTGTCCTTCGTGTGGTTTATAACCTAAAAAATCAAACCATTTCTGCTTGTAATTATTTATATGTTGCATTATTCTACCATTCTAATTTAACTTACGATATATGACAAATGCAAGATATAGTATCTTGTTACACAAATTACACAACATATAGGAGGGCAGTATGTCCGAAGAAACGCAAGTATCAAACGAAACAGCAGTGGATAGTGGTACAGAGAATGTTACTCAAGATAACGCTCAAAATGAGTACATAGCAGAAAGCAAAAAGTATAGAAGAAGAGCACAAGACGCTGAAAGTGAGTTGTCTGAACTAAAAAAACAGATAGCAGCACAAGATGAAGCTCGTTTAAAAGAAAAAGAGGACTTTAAAACTCTTTATGAACAAGTTTCAAACAAAAATGAAGCTCTTTCAAAAGATGCAGAAAGATGGAAATCTTATGAGTCTAATAAAAGAAACACATTACTTGAGCGTCATCCTGAAGACGAAAGAGAATCTTTATCTAAATTAGATTTAGAAACTCTTGAGTATGTAACAAACAAAATTAGTAAACCCGCTGACTCTGATGTAGTTGGTAGAGCAAAAGTAGCAACCCCTTCTGTAACAAAACCTTGGAAAGATATGAACGAGGATGAAAAAAGGGCATACTACGATTTCAAAGCCAAACAGAGATAGCAAAACTTAGGAGACTTAAATGGCTTTAGCAGGAACAAATAATGTAGCATTAGCCGGTGGTATTAGAGATACAGGCGTAGAGGCTACTTTACAAAATTTCATACCTGAGGTTTGGGGTGCGTCCATTATGGATTATATGGAAAAGAATCTAGTATTCGGAGCACTAGCAAATGACTTATCAGGTATGGTGGCAAGTGGTGGCGACAGAATCCACTTACCAAAACATACAGAACTAACAGCTAGCGACACTTATGGTGGTGGAACTCAAGCAGTAGAAACTTTGATTGATTCTAATTTAGCATTTGCTAAATCTACAGGAAATGAAGGTGAATACACACTTGATATCGATAGAGCTATCCATAGTGCTATTGCAATTACAGACTTAGCAAAAGTACAATCTTCATACGATGTTATGAATCTTTATACTCAAAAACTAGGTTATGCACTAGCTAAAAAAATAGACCAATACTTAGCAACAAAACTATTTCAAGAAATAGGCTTTAACTATGCTAATGGTACATCTGATGGTGGCCAAGCAGGTAATACTATTGAGTTAAATACAACACACGACTCAACAGATATTATCGCAGCAGGTGTTGCAAATATGTTAGAAGCAATCTACACAAATGATTCAAACATTGATGATTATGTTATGGTTCTAACACCTGCAACATATAGTAGCTTATTCAAATTAGCTGACTTTGCTAGATATGACGCTATAGGTAATTCGCAAGGCAGTGAAGTTCCTTTCATTAGTGGTTATGCAGGAAAATTAGGTGGAGTAGAAGTTATTGTTTCTAATAACTTTATGCACTATGGTGCTGCTTCAGCTAGTGCTGCACAATCATCTTCACCTGTTGGTAACTTTAGTGCTAACGGAGTGAGTGATGAAAGTGAAAAATTACTAGGCTACTTGATTCATAAAGAGGCTATGCACATTGCATATGCTTCAGGAATGAAAGCAAGAGTTCAAAGTGATTATCACTTACCTTCACTATCTACTAGATTCGTAGCAGACAGTGTATATGGATGCTTAATTACAGGAAGTACAACTTCAGGTAACAAAAAAGTATTCGCACTTGTAAGTCCTGCTTCATAGTAAGTAGTAACTTAAATAATATAGGGGGCCTTAGCGCCCCCTATAAATAGGAGAAATTATGAAATTAACTATTAAAAAAGAAGACGGCACAACTTTAATAAAAGAATTTGCCGATAAAGACGTAGATTCAGCAAAAGAATTAGGTTGGAAGCCTATGGGTGCAAAAACTAAAAAAAAGGCTAAAAAGTGACCAAAGAATTAATTAAAAGCATAAAAGAACACGAAGGCTATGTAGGAATAGTCTACAAAGATTCTTTAGGTATAGATACCATAGGATATGGTTTTGCAATTAAAGATTTAGAATTAGATGAAGATATATGTGAAATAATTTTAGAGCGCAAACTAAAAGCTCTAGAAGATAGAATCAACAGTAAGTTTGGTTGGTTTCCATATATGCCAACAGAAATACAAAATGTAGTAATTGAAATGTGTTATCAATTAGGCGTAACAGGATTTTCTAAATTTGCTAAAACTATTATGTATTTAAAAGATAAAGATTTTAAAAACGCTTCTATAGAGATGTTAGATAGTTTATGGGCTAAACAAACACCAAATAGAGCAAAAGAATTAAGTAATAGAGTACAAGAGGTACATTAAGATAAATGTCCAAAGGTGTTGTAAAACGAGCGATAGTTACACCTGATAAACATTTTCCTTTACACGACCAAAAAGCAATTAATGTTGTTTGCCAAGCAATTCGCAAGGTAAAATGTAATATTTATATTGATTTAGGCGATACGGGAGAATGGGAGCATTTTAGCACACATTATTGGAAAGGCAGAATGGCCAAACCAATGGAAGATTTAATTCCCTTATTAAATAAAGATGTTAAAGCGGTTAATAAAGGAATGGATGAAATTGATGAAGCACTAAATGATGTAGGTTGCAAAGAAAGACATTTTGTTCAAGGTAATCACGAAGTATGGTTAGATAAGTTTGTTACGAGATACCCTTACTTAGATGAGTATATGACTTATAATGCTTTAAACTTAAAAAAAAGAGGATATAAATATCATCCTTATAATAGGCAAAAAGGTTTAAAGATAGGAAAACTTAATTTTACTCACGGAAAATTTACCTCTAAATATCATTCTTATAAACATTTAGATGTATATGGCGAAAGCATTATGTATGGCCATACTCACGATTTACAAAGACATACTAAAACTCATAGAGGAGGCACAATAAGCGCTTGGAGTTTAGGTTGTTTAAAAGATATAGAAGCAGACGAAGATTGGTTAAGAGGCAGTTTAACTAATTGGAATCACGGGTTTGCAATAATACATTTTTATCCTAATGGAAATTTTGTAGTTGAAATAGTAGAAATTATTAATGGTAGAACTTCTTTGTGGGGAGAGTTGATAGATGGGAATGTGTGATGTTAGTACAGAAAATGATTATCGAAGCTGTTTTAAAAGCTGTAGTTAAAAAATTCCATTTAAAAACAATCAAAGAAGATATAGAGGAACTCAAAAATGAGGTTTCCAAGATAAAACTTATTTTAGAAAAGGAGAAGTAATATGTTAGATTTTATAACAAATAATGCAAATTTATTAATGGGTGGAACAGGTGGAGGAATTGTTCTTTACATCCTTAAAAAAATACCAAACAAAGAAATTTGTGGTTGGGTAGAAGGTTTTGCTTTTGTAGCAGGTAGATTTATGACTTTAGGTCTATCTCAATGGAAGTTTACAAAAAATATATGGAACAAAACAATAGAACCTTGGTTTATTGATTTATTAGATAACTTTGTAGGGTCAGCAGTAAGAGGATTCATAAGAGGTTTACGAGTAGATTAATGCCATATCAAAAGACAAAAGAAGGTAGATTAGTTAATGAAATCACTTTAGGTGATGGCTACCCTTTGTCTAATGATTTACAACCATTAAAAATAGGTGGGGAGGCTTCTGTAATAGAAATCTCCCACCCTTTACCTGATGGTAGTGATAATGGTTTATTTAAAGTTAATGGCGACCTAGATATTACAGGTACACTAAAAACCAAACTATCACACGATTTAATTTATGACTTTGATGATGAAGTCAATACACTAGCACAAGCAAAGATAGATGCTCTTGTAGATTCTGCACCTGCTGCTTTAGATACACTTAATGAACTTGCTGCTGCACTAAATGATGATGCAAGTTTTTCTACTACTATTACTAATAGTTTAGCAACTAAAGTAGGATTAACAGGTACTGAAACAATAGCAGGACTTAAAACTTTTTCAAGTGCAGTTACAATACATACTGCAACAGATGCACAATTAAATTTTAAAACAGCAGATGATTCTTGGGCATATATGCAATTCTTACAAAATGATGGAACAAGACGAGCATTTATTGGTATTGACAATGATTTAGATAGACTGATTATAAGTGCTTCTGAAAATGGTGCTAATGAAATAGAAATAAATACTACAACAGTAGATATAAATGCTAATGTTGATATAAGTGGAACTATTACAAATGCAGAATGGAATGGAGATGTAATAGCGAGTGCATATTTAGATGCAGATACTGCACATCTTACTACAGACCAAACATTTACAGGTAGAAAAACATTTAATAAAGCATTTCCACAAGTTAA